GCCGGGTGAGCTGGTGAAAGGATACGAGCCTCACTTTGCGTCGCTAAAGGAATGGCACAAAGACGTCACAAAAGTCCACGCCAGTGAATCAGTGATGGTTAATGAAGCAGAAGGATACGCAGGCCGGGTGGATCTTATCTGCGACATCAACGGCGAGATCGAGGTAGTGGATTTTAAAACACGCAAATTTAAGAACGGCAAGGCGGCAGGCTATGAGACTGATCTGCTTCAGCTCAGCGCCTATGCGTACGCTTTCACCGACGAGGGGATGGCTTGCCGCAACATTCTGATCGATCCAGTCACCGGCCAGTTGCAGGACATTCGCTATACGGCCGAACAAGTCGCCCAGGCGTTTGAGGCGTTCACGTCCATCTGCAAGGTGTGGCGCTGGCTGAAAAAGTATGACCCGCGGGAGGTGCGCTGTGATTGAGTTACTACCCGAACAATCCACGCACGAGCAGTTACTTAACCGCGTGCAATCGCTTGCCCGTCAGTTAGCGGAGGCCAAGGCTGCGCTTGCGGCTAGCGAGGCACGCGAGAACGATCTGATCGATCGGATAAGGAGCGGGCTATGAGGATGCTGCTTTCCTTCATCGCCCTATTGGGATTTACAACTACAAAGCTAGGCAACGCACTCATCGATTTGCGCCCGATCGCTAAAAAGATCGACGTAAAGAAGATTAAGGTGCGGATTACTGGCTACTGGCCGGGCGAGGATGAGTGGAGCAGCCGCTATCAATCCAGCACCGGCACCAGGTTGCGGGCCGGGCGTCACTGCGCCGTCGATCCAGACATCATTCCGCTGTGGAGCAAGATTCGCGTGATGGGCGGAAAGCGCGAGTGGGTGGCCGTGGATACGGGCACGGCAGTGAAGAGCAAGAAGGCGAGCGGTGGGAAGTTGCCGGTGATTGACGTATTCGCCGCCAGTGAAAAGCAGTTTAACGCAATGCGGTTGCCGAAAGTGGCGATGGTGGAGGTATTGAAGTGAGCACAAAAGCCGCAACGTTTGCTTCTAAACGCAACCGCGCCGCTGGCCTTGGCGATACGCGGCCAACGTTGCGCCGGCTGGGCCTGATCGTTGGAATGTTGCGCCGAGATTTGACGCTGCCGAGCTGTGCAAGGTTGGGCGTGAAGCTCGAATGTAGCTACAAGACAATCCAGCGGGACATCGACTTGCTCAGAGATTTCTTTGGCTATCCGCTGGAATACGACGCCAGCAAGTACCACTACAAACTGGCAGGGCCGCTGCCGAGGGCGGTGCTGTGAGCCTGCAAGAACTATTAACCATGTTCTCCGGCCGCATCATCGGCACCTACACGCCGGAGCAGTACGCCGACTGTGTGCGAGAGGCCCGTGCCAATCGCCACAGGTGGGGAATGGGGCAGTGGTAGCTAAACAACAAAACAAAAAGGAAATAAAATGTTACAACAAATAGTTAAAAAAGACGCGATTATTGACCGATTAAGCAGAGCAAGCCAAATGCTTGTTGAGGCCACAACAATAGGGGACTTTAGGGTCATTGTAGATATGGCTGCGGCTGTAAAGATTTATGCCGAGCGCAAGAAACTTGGACAGGAGGCAATACGCTATGCCTCAGTCATTGAATTAAGGGCGTTACGCAAATTAGGAGAGCTTTACGCCAAAATGCCTAAGAACAATGGCGGAAGGCCAAAGAAAACCTGTTCCACTGTGGAACAGGTTTTAATAGCGCCCCCTACATTAACACAACTTGGAATTGATAGAAAAGAATCAATGAGAGCGCAGTCCATAGCTGCACTTTCTCAGGCTGATATTGAAAGGATTGAGAATCAAGATGTCTCCCTTAATGAAGTACTGAAACAAATAAAGAAGAATAAAAGAAAAGCGGATATTGATCAGCAAAAAGAAAATATAAAAACAGGCCACGTTAAAATGCCAACCGGCGTTTTCGAGGTTGTTGTGATGGATCCACCCTGGAATTACGGTAGGGAATACGACCCGGATGGCAGCAGAATCGCAAATCCCTACCCCGAAATGCCGCAGTGCGATCTTCTTAAGCTCTCCCCGCCCTTTGCTAATGATTGCGCTTTATTTCTATGGACAACACACGCCTTTATTTGGGATGCGAAAGAATTGATGGACAGTTGGGGCTTTCAATACAAAGCAACATTAGTTTGGGATAAGGAAAAAATCGGAATGGGTGCCTGGCTGCGAATGCAGTGCGAATTTTGCCTAGTTGGCATTAGGGGTAAGCCGTCTTGGAATAATACGACTTGGCGCGACATTATTAGAGAGCCACGCAGGCAACACAGCCGAAAACCTGATGCTTTCTACAAGTTAGTCGAGGAAGTAACAGTCGGAAGACGTTTGGATTTCTTTAGCAGGGAGCAAAGGAGTGGCTGGGCATCCTTTGGAAACGATGAACATAAATTTTCAAACTAGCATAAAAAAAGGGGATATTGGTGAGCGGCTTGTTGCCGACACGCTTGGCAGCAGGGGATTGCTTACTACTAAATGGGATCAAGATGGCAGCCATCCCTACGACAAGATAATGGTTGAAAGGAAAAGCGGCAAAATCATATCCCTCTTTGATGTGAAAACAAAACCAATACGCAATAACTACCAAGATACTGGAATTAATCTAAGCAAGTACTATCACTATCAAAATTCATCAAAGATAAACAAGTTTCCGTTTGCATTGTTTTTTGTGGATGAAGTTAGGCGTGAAATTTATTTCGGCTTTTTGCACGAACTGTGTTCTAAGCGGATGTGCGAAGGGCAAATATATCCTAAAATAGAACGCTTCAGGGAAAGCATTATTTACTTTCACATTTCTACTTTAAAACTTCTTTGCTCGATTGCTACAAGCACATCCTGCTCGATTAAAGATCAAAACCAGAGGTCTTATCTGTATGCAGACGTTGAGACTCATACTTTGTCATTATTTTCAAAAAGAATAACTGAGCAAAGCGAGGAATGGCTTAAAGATCCATGCGCGAAAGCGAGCCAAAAATGAGCGTAAAGCGCCTCACCTGGCAAATCGAAATCCTTGAGCGGGCAAAGAAAAGCCTAGCCGACGGCCGTGTGGTCGTAACTCGCTGCCGCCTGGATTTGGCGCTGCACATTGCCAAGGAGATGCTGAAGCGGGCGCAGACGTACCAGAAGCGGGATTTGGAGAAGAAAAAATGAGGGCGTTGTCGTGGCTTCTATACTGGTTAGGAGATTTGGTTAGCAGGACTTTGTGCCGCTGGGGCTTGGCCGGATCACTTTATCAAAAACTCATGCTCTGGTCCGTCGAGTGCGACAAGGATTTTAACGTTTGGAAAGAAGTCAAACCCCGCAAAAGGAGAAAGCGCAAATGAAAGATCTGGGTAAAATTACTTTTGGCAAAGCACGGCCCGCACCAAAGCAGGTTTTAGTCGACGTAACCTATGACGCCAAGACGGCAAAGGCTTTGCACGCATTTGGGCTGAAGCAGTTAAAGAAAGATGAAGAGGCAGTGATTGAGTACGTGATTGTTAAGGCGCTAAAGGCGTTTGCAAAAAAATGATCGCACTGCCACCAGCCACCGAGGCCGTTTACCACAACGGGGCGCCGGAGGGTGAACGCAACACGCAGCTGTTCCGCATGGCGTTGCAATTCCGTGATCAAGGCTTGTCGCAGTTTGATGCGGAGTCAGAGGCCGAGATCTGGGGCTTTAAGAATGGATTAACCCAGAATGAATGCGTGGCAGCAGTAAAATCCGCTTACAGCAAGCCAGCCAGGGAGCCGTGGAGGCCGAAGGCGAAGTATGGCTATCAGAACGGGGCAATCGTGAGGGAGGATTTGCCAGTACCTCCTATGCCGATTAGCGTGGAAAGCGGGCCGGTAGATAAGTTTCTGACTACCTGCTTCGACGTGGGCGATTTCATAAATATCACAAGATCGATTCGGGACGGCGAGCGCGAGCGGCCGGACGGTGCAGGCGAGACGCGAAGCCGAGAGGAATGGCTAGAGTTATTTAAGGGAGATGGGTTAAAGGAGTGGCAAGGCGATGCAGTGGGAGTCTACGTGTCAATTAACGCGAACAACGGCAAGAATCGCAAAGCCGAATCGATCACCAAGTTCCGCCACTGCCTAATTGAGTTTGATGAAAGCACGCTGCAGGAGCAGTGGGCGATTATTAAGCGCAGTGGGTTGCCCACGTCGTCGATCATTAAGAGCGGGGCACGCAGTCTGCACGCATGGGTGGAGATTCGGGCTGCCAATGCCAAGGAGTTTGCTGAGCGTGTGGATTTTATTTACAAGCACCTAGAACACAGCAAACCCGATCCGGCCAACAAGGACGCAGGCAGGCTGTCGCGGTTGCCGGGCGCTATGCGTACGGCCACAGGTAATCAGCAAGAGTTGGTCGAATGTGGCGCACCGACGCTGACTTACATGGAGTGGCAGGAGCGTACGATTTACGGTGATATTCCTGAGCCGTACAGCTGGGAGCAGTTGGTCAATTTCAAGGAAGATTCCGACATAACGCAACTGTTAGGCAAGCGTTGGATATGCCGTGGCGGATCGGCCTTATGGGTGGGGAGCAGTGGGCTGGGCAAGAGCGTGCTGTGCTTACAGGCCGCTATTACCTGGGCGGCCGGGCGTGATCTATTTGGCATATCGCCACACGGCAAGCCGTTGAAGTCGCTGATCGTGCAGGCCGAGAACGATGAGGGGGACGTGGCGGAGGCATTGCAGGGCATTCTAAGGGCGCTGGATCTGACCGCAGAGGAGCTGGAGGGGGTGAAGCAGAACATTGTGATCGTGCGTGATTGTACGTCCACGGGTGAGCGGTTCGTTGATAGGATGAGGCGCTTGGGTGATAAGCATAAGCCTGATTTAGCCTGGGTAGATCCGTTGCTGGCGTTTATCGGTGGCGACTTATCGAGCCAAGAGACTGCAGGTGGCTTTTTGCGTAATTTGCTTAACCCGCTTGCGTTATCAGGAGGATGGGCGTGGATGTTGATGCACCATACACCAAAGCCGACACGCGACGGCAGCGGTTATCAAGGGCACGACAAAGCGTATAGCGGATTTGGATCGAGCGAGCTGACGAATTGGGCAAGAGCCGTTTTAATGCTGTCGCCTTGCGGTCAGGATGAGCAAGGAACGTACACATATAAGCTGGAAGTAACCAAGCGCGGAAAGCGGTCTGGCTTGCGTCCTGGCGTTACTGCGAGCGATTTTATAGCCAGTAAGACGCAACCGTTAGTTCACCTAAAGCATGCCGATAGGGGGATGGCGTGGATTGAAGTAGGGGCGCCTGAAAAGTCAGTTGGCCGGAAGGCTATGTCGATCGATTGGGGCAAGTTACCCGAAGGGGCTAAATACAGCCAAGTGGTCGCATTTGTACAACAGGCCACTGGGTTGCAGGAACGGCAAGCGAAGGCCCGTGTGAAGCAGGCCAAAGAGGACGGATTGATTGAAGAAACTGAGGCTGGTTTATTCAGCAAAAAGGTGACAAATGAGTCATTTTAACGTTAGTGCAGTAACCCTTATTGCACTAGTGCAGTATTGTGGAGCATGTAGGTGCAGTAATAAAGGCCCTTTAGGGCCTATTATTGCACTAATGCATTACACCATTTCCATTACTGCACTAACGACTG